TTACTCACTTCTTTATGTAGTTCTCCATTCATATACTTATGCTGCTTCTCTATATTAGCCATTTCAGCATTATCTTTTTCTAACTTTTCTATCTTCTGATTTAATGCAGCGATAATATGCTGGTGTTTTCTATCTAGTATTATCTTCTCTGCTATTTTAATTTTCATCTTTTCTTTTTGCAGTTTCTGTATCTGCATCTTCAATTATCTCATCATAAACCAGGTCATATAATCCATTAGGATTTTCAACAAAGGCTATCTCTTTTTTAGTTTCTTTAATTAGCTCCTTACAATGATCTTTAGCTTGTTCTAAAACGACAGTTAAATTAGGAAAATTAGAAGGATATACTCCATAGATATATAGATCATTTATAGCTGCTGCTACTCTACTCAATCCTTGGTATCTTCTTTTTAGTCTTTGAACTTTACTGTCTATTGGCAAGTCATGTCGTATTTCACTCATTAGATTTTTTCCATTTTGTATTATTAACTTTAACTTCTATTTCTGTTACCTCCTGGGTAAGAGGCTCTGTTCCTTCAGTAGCTTTAGCTTCACTTTCAAAAGTTTCTTCCAAAACAAATGCCGCTTCTCCAGTTATAGTTTTAATTATTTTTGACATATCTCTTTTCAAGCTCTGTTATTTTTTCATAAGCTCTAGTAAGCTCAAGATTAGTCTCATCAAGATCGCCTTTAAGTCTTGCAAACTTATCGACATCTTCGCCATAAGGAATTGCAATATCATGAGGTCTAGTAACACTCTCAACAACATTGCCTTTGTTCCTGGTTGACTGAAGTAATGGAACATTATCGCTTAAACAAACTGCAATAAGTTCTCTACTTCCACCAACTTTAGGCTCATGCCATAAGCTAATCATAAATTTACAATCAGCATCTGGATAATCTTGCTCTTCAATATCAATGTGAAAAAATGGAGATCTGTATATAGCCATTATTTGTCCTCCAGTATTGCATCATAAGTAGCTTGCATCTTTGGATCATTTTCTAATGCTCCAGATCCTGGCGGATACTCATCGTCAAACTCTTCATACTTTGTGGCATCAAATGATGGTGCTGTATTTAAAGCTTCATTAGATTTTGTAGATCTATGTATAAAAGTTGGATCTACTAAATCATCTGTTTTAACTTTATAGAAATCTGCAATATGTTTTAATCTGTATGCAGAAGGAATAATATCTCCAGCCTCATACTTTTGAACATTTTGATGACTAACTCCTAAATGATAAGCCAATGACTTTTGAGGCATTCCAAACTTTAATCTGCAAAATCTCATATTAGATCCAAGCATTTCACAAAAAGTTATAAACTTCTGGTCTCTCATTACTTTCACTATTGACCTCCATAAATTGTTTAATTTGTGTTTTAATTGCTGGAACATTTAGCTCTGGTGTTCTTTCAGCTGTTGCTGCAAAACATGCGTTAGGCATCTGTTGGAACTTTGTATGAAGATTTAGGAAATAACCTATCTCTCCATCATTTGTATTTTTCTTTTTTAAATACCAAGCGGTATTATCTAGTCTTGTAAATGGACCAGTATCTTTATTTAAGAAAGCTTCTTTGTCATAAGAAATATAACTTTCTCTTTTTTTTCTACTCATATTAAATCCTCCATAGAGTTTCTGATTAATGATGTTGCAAGAACAGAAATTAATCTGCTTGCTACGATTGGGGGATGCTCTATTGCTTCGCCATAATTTGATAATGCTGATAATTCTTTGTGTGTGATTGGATGCTTATCCCAGTCATTTAAGCTCATTTTGTAAGCTGCACTATGTAATAGTCTTGCAACTTCTTTTTCTCTTTCATCTAATTTAGGATTATTAGTTCCTGGAAATTGGATTACATTATTGAGGATCTTTTTTTCGTAATTCATTTTTTAACCATTCCTTATATTCGGCTTGAAATTTGTCATCTTTTTCAAAAGTCGATCTACCATTTAGTTCTTGGTTTAGCTTCCATACCAAGTAACTCATCGGTATCGATCTCTTCTGATTTTTCTTTGTGCATGTCATGTGCTTGAACGATGTATGCCAAAGCATCATCGTAACTATCTTCTTTAAATTTGTGTGTGGCTCTAATTAATTTTGCTTGAGCATAAAGTAATGGAACTTGCCATCCTTCGATTGGTGCGATTAAATGTTTGTCCAAGATTATGGACCATGAAGAAGCAATCTTATTCATATTCTCTTCGAATGATCCATATTGATCTTGTCTGGAACTTTCTAGTTCCTCCAGGCGGTTATGAAGTTTTTTTCTTGGCATCCTTACCTTTAAAATCCTCATGACCTCTTTGAACATAAAACTCAACAGTCTTTGACATACTTATCGGTAGCTCAAATCTTTTTTGAGAAAGCTCTTCAAGTAACTGATAAGTCTTGATGTTGATTGCAACTGATTTGAATTTATCTGGGTCCATCTTTAAGCCTCCAACTCACTTGGGTTGAAGCTTGTATCAGCAGCTCCACCACCATTAGCTTCATCGGCTAGTTCAACTCTGTAAAAGGTATAAAATTCTGTACCTTCAGCCATCTTGCCTTTGCCGCTAGCTTTTTGTTTGTAAGCTCCGAAACGATGCTTAACTCCATCAACAACAATAGTTCCTGACATATCGTATGACTGTGGAGATTTTTTATTTGTTGCTATAAAAGCAGCTCCAAGATCTGGTCTGTCTTTTTTAGCTTCTGTATTAAAATCATCTGACATTAAATAACTCCTTTGGTTTGCAGATTGGTTTTGTGTACTTGGAAATCTTCCATAAAGGTGGTGTAGGCAATCGGATTTTTAATCTTCAGATCTCCTAACATTGCTTTATTTTTAGACAACCATTCTTGATAAGATCCTTTGTGAGACACAGCTTCTAATTCTTTTAAAGCTGTTTGGATCTTTTTGTCTTGCTGCACTATTGCAGCTGAAACTTCTTCAGCAGATGCAATTCCATCTGAAATAAAGCCTAGGAATGCAAGAGCTCTACCAGTAGCAGAGGTTTCGCAATTCTCTAAAGCGGAAGTTTGATTTATTTTTGATGCTGCTCTTTTCTCTTCAGCATGACCAGTAGATACATGAACACCATCAATATAAATATCTGATTGCATCACTACTGTATTCACATCGATACTTACTATCTTTGTTACAATATCTAATGCAGTTCCAAGAACTCTTCTTGCAACAGCCACTCTTAATGCAACAGTAGCATAGCTTTTTCCATGTATTGGGATTGTTTGTCCATCTAATGATTTTTTAAATTCATTAACAGCCTGGACTAGCTTATCTTTTATATCAGCCATATAGTTATTCCTCCTACGATTAAAATAAAGAGAGCCGATAAAATTCTTCTCTTTACTTGTTGCTTATGTTGGTCCAATTTTCTTTGGATATAAAATTCTTCTAACTTCATGATAGCTTCCATAACAGTTTAGCTTCTTTTAATAATTCTGGTGGCATTCCATTCCAAGCAAATGGATGGTCTAGGTTCATGTCCATCAAAGATGCTGCTCCTTCAATAATTTCTTCTCTAGTGTAATCTTGATATAAAGTTAGGATCTGTTCTCTTCTTCTAAAAGTATTAAACATTATTTGTAAATTCTTTTTCATTCCATCAACTGTTAAATGATGACAGTTGGTACTATCAAAAATAGTGTAACCAGATTTTGTTGCATAAAGTAAATAAGCTGGAACTTTAAAATTAAAGTGAGCTGCGTATGTTGCCACCTGGCAAACATGATTAAAACTAGCGGTAGCTGGTACGGAGGAAACAAGAAAACTCCTAGATCCATCCTTTTTAACTTTACCTAATCGGCTCCACTTGGTTTTTAGCTCAATAATCTTATGAGGAAAGGCATCCACTTGGGATGTCGGATTAGTCTCTGTGAGAGGTGTACCGAACTCATGACTATTGATACCAAAATCAAAATCAATTCTACCAACTGTTGGTAACAACGGAGAAGAAAAACCTTCCAGTTGATCGATTGATATTTGTCTTTCGCAAGTTACAGGACTTGCTACCGCTAGTTCTTTTAATCCAGATAAAGCATTATTAATTACTTCTGGAATTTCTTCTAAATATTTTTGCTTCTTGTCGCTATCCTTCTCATCATTAGGAACATACTCTTTTAATTTTTCTATCTCCTCCTGGAGAGCTGCATCTTTTGTAATTTTTTCATTTGTTGTTGGAGCAACTTTTTTCTTAACTGGATGTAATTTATAAATTGTATCTGCGTAAATTCTTTGAAGAACTTCTCCAACAATTTTTCCAGCTTCCATAGCTGCATTAGATGGAAGTAATTCTCTTCTCATCTTCTGGTCCATAAATACATACTTGAATAACCAAGCTGCATCTGGAATAGCAAATTGTGTTGGGGAGTAATGATTGATTTTTAATTTTCTTGCAAAGGTCGGTAATGTTTTTTCTAATGCTTCAGCTAAAGGATCTGAAACTGGTTGTGTGTTTTGTATGTTTGATTTTATTATCATATGAAAGCCTTTTAACTCTCATATTTATTATGTAAAACAGTTTATGCGTTTTGGATAAACTTCGCTGTCTATTTAGACTGTTTAGTCTTTGTCGGAAAGTTCGACACATTCGACAAATTAACACCAGTATTTACTGACTTCTTTTTATAACTGAATGGTATCCTACTTGTTTTGTTCTTCCACTCATCTAATTCTGATTTGTAAAAAACCTTTTTAAATAAAATTATTTTGTATGGAACTTTGTAAGGATGTTCATCTGCTGTGTAATAAATAAAAGTTGTTCTTGGTAATCCAATATATTTAGCTGCTCCAGCAGCTGTTGTATATTCGTTTTTGTTTTCGTCTAACTTCCAAATCATTATTTTTTACCACCAACAATTTTTAATTTTGCTCTACTATCTCTATTAATTTTTTCTCCAATTTTTTGAAATAAATCAATTTTATGTTTTGCTTTTTCTTCATACATTTGTTGTTCAATACTTTTAGAAATTTTTTTTATATCTTCTCTTAATTTTTTTTCTTGCTCTAAAGCATATTCATAAGCTTTTTGTGCTGTCGCTTTTACTTGTGCAGCTTCTGCTTTTGTTGCTTTAATAACATCTCCAAGATCTTCTTCGTATTTATCTTTTGCATGTAATAATTTTTTTGTTTTTTCTAATTCAGCTGCAAGCATTTCTTCTCTTCTAAATAAAGCTGAATGTGGAATAGTTTTTTTCAAATCTGTTTGATCTCTTACAGCATCTGGATTTACAAGAGCTGCAACTGGTGTGATAAATTGTGGTTCAAAATTTTTTAAAATAAATTTATTTTCTAAATCTCCAGAATATGGATCTGGGTTTATTAAATTACATTGACCTCTAACCTCTTCATATAAACCAAAATAATATCTTGTCTCTGTATCATTTGTAAATTCAACTGGACCAACTGGAACTTCAACACCAACTACACATAATTGATTTAAAATATTATTTTCTTTATTTTCTGCTCTGTAATAAAAAGCAATTTTATTATCGTACATTGATCCTCTTGCAGTAATTTTAATTGCTTTAATATCTTCTCTGTAAAGATCTCTTGGTACAACAACATTTTCAAAATCTTTATCTTCGATTGCATAACTAAATAATCTTCCAGGATTATAAGTATCTTCTAATTCAGTTGGTTTTAGCAAATCAACTTTTGCCCAGACTGGACACATCTTTTTATCAAACATTAAATCAACTGGATCGCAATTAAGTTTGTCTGCATACTCTATAGCAATTTCTCTTGAGATCTCTCTGCCACCGCTTACATGATGGTATAATGAAGGTGCTTTAATTCCAGTTTTTTCTGCGAATTGTCTTGCTGTATAACCAGTATTTTCGATAGCTCTACCAAGTAAAGTTCCTGGAGATGTTGTTTGGTTTGTAGTAAATTTTGTTAAATTAAATTCGTCTGTAAATTTATTCATCATCTCATGTCTTTGTCTTTCATTCTTTTTTCTCATTATGACATCTAAAGATCTTTTAAAAACAACTCCTTCTTCTCCATAAAGATGAAGTCTTTTTTGTTGTACATCTGATTGATTGAATTTTTTTTTATAAATAAATAAGACATCTGCCATTTGTGTTCCAAGCAATCCGCCTTTAATTGTTCTTACAATTTTGTAATCGATAAGTTCAGCAACATTAGACCAATCGCCTATTTGCCTTTCTTTAATTGGATATTTTTGAATATCAGACATTATCATTTATATAGTTATTCAACCTGGAAAAGTAAAGGAGTTTATCCAAAACGCATAAATTTAGTTGACTATCTATTTCAACAGATTATTGAGGTTAAATGGCTAGAAAAGAGCAATATCCAGGTGTTTTAAAGACACCATACTCAATATGGCATAGAAACCAACATAATGGCATAGCTTATTCGGATATTGATAAAATTTCTCAATGTCCAGCATGTGGAAAAGCCTTATTTTTAGCCGATTTAATCTTTAATGCCAATAATCAGTATAAAACAAAGCCTTTTTATACAAAGCGGATCTATTTAGAAATTGCAACAGCTCTACAAATACCATTTTTTGAGCTCTATTATACAACTGTCGGTAAA